TTTGGTAGTACATTAATCACTCTGAACCCCAGGAATAGCAAGCGATTTCCGCACATTTCGGTGTAGAATAACTCACAACAAATATTCCGGGAACTGTGCATAGTACACGATCCCCGAAAGCACAAAGCAGACATTCGGCAGAGCCACGCCGTTGCCCCACATCTTATACTCCGCAGAGTCGGAATGCGGCTCCCTGATCCACTTGATGATCTGGTTTCTGGTCTTTGGCTTGGAGGAAGTTCCCATGACCTTTCGGTGCGTTTCAAACACCTCTGTCCAGAAAGCAATTTCCTCCTCGGTCGGCTCGTCCGTGCCAAGTCCGTCACACCACCAATCAGGGAAGCCTTGCAGCCTCGCACATTCGGTCGGCGTAAGTCTGCGGACAATGTAATACGGTTCCTCCGATACGGTCGGAGGGTCCTTATAATCCGTAGCCACCAGCGTGTCCGTCACCGTATCATCGGTGAAGTTCGTATGGAACGAATTCTTGCTGGAATGGTACACGGGCTGTCCGACTGCTCCCGGACCTTTCGCCACCATCGTAGGCTCGACTTCCTCCTCGACTGCGATCCCGAACTTGGCGTTCTGTCCCATGTTATAGGTAGCACGGTCAATGCCGTATGCCACGGCATGCTGCTCCGTGGCATTCAGCGTGAAGCTGACGTCATCCTCAGAATAGCCACAGCCCTGATGGGAAGGTCTCGTGCCGTTGCCCTCCAGAGCCACGACAGCCATTCCGCCCTGGTTGCAGGAGGGATTGCCGCCGTTGCCGTCAAGCGTCCGCGAGGTGTCCGCCTCGTAGAAACCGCTCTTCGGATTCTCTGACTTCATGGCATTGGAATCCTTGGAGCAGATACCGTACACCTTCGGAACGAAAAGCGTCTGGTCGTTGTTGCAGCCGAGCGTAGCCGATTTGTTGTCCTGTATCAGTGCGCCTTTGCCGCCGCCCTCACAGCCGGAGCGGATCTTCAGCGTTTTCGGCGTATCCTCCACGACAAACGGCTGGTTGTTGCCGCCCGTGCCGTAGGTGGACATCACCGTGGGAGCTACATCGAGCGGTCCCGTGTATCTGGTGTCCTGGCTGTGGTTCTCATAGACCGCAGCCGGAACAGTCCCGGCGCGGAGTGTGGGAGAAGTTTCCTCCTCATATCCGATGCCCCTGGAATCCGCCGAATGCTCCGTGCAGAATCCCGCCGCTCCCATCACGCAGGGAGGATGGCCGTGATCCTGCGCACGGAGTGTTCCGGTAACGTCCTCAGAGACATCCATGCGGTCGCCGCCCTGGTCGTTCAGGCAAATTGCGCCTGTCTCTCCAACGCTTTCTTCAGAAGCTCCGGCAGGTCTTTCCCACGAGCGGAAGCCCTGTGGAGTATACCCAGACACGCCTTCGGACTCAAACAGTATTTTTCCGGCACTCCCGCCTGCAAAATCTGCGACAAGGTAGATACGTTTTCTGCGCTGGGGGACTCCCCAGTATTGAGCATCAAATACCCGCCATGCGAGACTGAAATCGTCTGCCACGATTTCTCCGGCATTCGGCCATTTCGCAGGTCGAGCAGGATCAATCTCGTATCCTTTGACGGAACAGATCTTTTCGAGGACGGACTGGAAGTCCGCGCCCTTGTTTGAACTGAACGCGCCTGGGACGTTTTCCCAGACGATGTACCTCGGATATTTTCCATCGGTTGCACACCTCATTTCCTTTACGATTCGGACGGCTTCATAAAAGAGGCTCGAACGTGAGCCGTCCAGACCCTCACGCTTTCCCGCCACGGACATATCCTGGCAGGGCGAGCCGAAGGTGATGATGTCCACGGGAGCAAGCTCGCCGCCCTTAAGCGTGGACACGTCACCGTAATGCTTCATAAAAGGCAGCCGCTTTGTGGTCACCATAACGGGAAACGGCTCGATCTCCGAACTCCACACGGGAGTGATACCGGAAATCAAGCCGCCTAAAGGAAAACCGCCGGAGCCGTCAAACAGGCTGCCGAGCGTCATCTTATTCATCAGGAACCTCCACCTCTTTCACGAGGTCGGAGTACATGATCTTTTCTCCGTTTCTTTCCACATATATGTCAGCAGGATCAATGCCGTTCTCCACCGCCCTGCGGAGGATGACGGACGCATACTTCTCATCCAGTTCCATCGAAAAGCATACACGGTTCATCTGTTCACAGGTCATCATGGTGGAGCCGCTGCCGCCAAAGGTGTCGATTACGATGCCGTTCTCCTGCGAGGAATTCCCGATAGGGTATCCAAGCAGGTCAAGTGGCTTCGATGTCGGATGGTTGGCGTTCCGCTTGGGCTTGTCGTAGTTCCAGATGGTGGTCTGCTTGCGGTCGGCGTACCACGGATGCTTGCCGTTCTGCAGGAACCCGTAAAGCACCGGCTCATGCTGCCACTGATAATCCGAGCGTCCAAGCACCAGGGAATTCTTCACCCAGATACACACGCCCGCCAAATGGAACCCTGCGTCAATGAACGCCTTTCGGAAATTCAGCCCCTCGGTGTCCGCATGGAACACGTAAGCCGCGCCGCCTTTTTCCAGCACGTCCGCCATGCACTTGAACGCGGAGAAGAGGAAGTTATAAAACTCCTCGTTCTTCATGGAGTCGTTCTGTATGGTAAGACCGCTGGAGCTTTTGAAGGAAACGCCATACGGGGGATCTGTCACGATGAGGTTTGCCTTTTTGCCGTTCATCAGCAAAGCAACGTCCCCGGCATCCGTCGCGTCACCACACATCAGCCTGTGCCTTCCGACCGTCCAGATGTCACCCCGCTCCACAAAGGATGCTTTCTCCAAAGCGACGGTCAGGTCGAAATCATCATCCTTCGCCTCGCTGCCGGAATCATCCCCGAACAGGTCAGCCAGTTCCTTTTCGTCAAAACCCGTGAGGGAGAGGTCAAAAGCCTCCGCCTGCAGAGCCTCGATCTCCACGCGCAGAAGCTCCTCGTCCCATCCGGCATCCATCGCCATCCTGTTGTCGGCGATGATATACGCTTTCTTCTGCGCCTCTGTCAGATGGTCGGCAAAGACACACGGCACTTCCGTGATGCCTTCCTCCTTCGCCGCAAGAATACGACCGTGGCCGGCGATAACGCCAAAGTCACGGTCGATGATCACGGGATTGATGAAGCCGAACTCCCGGAGGGAGGATCGCAGCTTGTTTATCTGTTCCGGGGAGTGGGTACGCGCATTATTCACATACGGCACCAGCTTCACAATCGGAACAAGCTGCATTTCAGTCGTTGTTTTCATATCGCACCAACCCCCATTCCGCAAATTTCTCAAAACCGCCGAGAGCCTTGATGTATTTCCTTGCGGTCTCCACGATCTCGCTGTAAGGTACGCCATCCACGGCATCATCCCCGATGGCACAGCACAGTTCCACGGTCTTTCCCGTTTCCTGTGCTTTCAGCCAGGCATAGATGTTCACGCTCACGTCCGCTTTCGACAGGTCTTTCCCGTGCAGACCGCCGCCGGTTACGGAGTCCGCCATATCACTTCCGAGCTTCCTGTTGGTCGCACCGGAATCCACGTCCGTGCCGCCCGTCCAGTCGCCGAGCGGATTGATCTCCGCATTCGGATACACCTCACGGATGTGATAGCTCTCCGCATTGCTCTGGCAGATGATGAGCCGTGCCTGGTCGAGAATGTACTTCCCGTCATGCGGATATGTGTTATACATTAATTCCGCTATCTCGCAGAGCGCCTTTTGCTCCGCAGTCACGGGCATCCCCTTGAAGATGCCGTTGTCGCCGCAGCGGATTCCGTCTGCCTGATTCCTGGCAAGATATCCGTCCTGTGGAACTTCCGCATAATCCGTGTAAAGGTTGCCGCCGATGCGCCTGACGATTGCGGATACCTCGTCCTGCGTCAGATGAACGGATGTTTCCGCAATGATATGGCAGACGCCGTGTCCGATGAGGACTTCCACGGCAATCCTCGGATCTGCTTCTTTCTCATAGGCGAGGTCGACCATCGCGCCCGCGATGCGATCCGCCACCTTGTCCGGGTGCGCCGGATTTACTTTTTCAAACATAATCAGATGCCCTTCCTTTCGTGCAGCAGTTTATTCAGATCGTCATTCGGATTCATGCCCGTGTAATCCACCGAGCAGTTTTCCTTGATGGTCTGCATGATGGCGTCCCATTGCCGGGTAGCCTGGTTCATATAGTTGATCCCGATGTTGATGAACGGGGATGTGATAGGCTTGTTTGTGGTCGGATGCCGGGACAGGAATCCCAGCTCGTTTGTCATCTCCTCACACTGAAGCCACCTCGCACGGCACATGGCGTACTGCTCGATGACCTGCGGGGAGATGTACGCCGTGGCGTTCAGCTTCTCCAGCCACTTCCACACAGCCTCGTATATCTCGGCGGCTTTCAGCTTTGTTCCGTCCTTCTGCGTGGCGGACAGGATCGCGTCAGGCTTCGGCATGTCCGCGCCCTCTACATCGGGAATATCCAGAACGGTGAGCTTCCTGCCGCCCGGATTACCGCTTGCGGCTTTCTCGGCCACACCCTTCGCTTTCCGTCCGGAACCGGGACGCTTTCCGCCACGGCCGCCCGTATTATTCGATTTTGTCGGCACATTCTCACCGCCTTTCCGTCTGATTTTTGCGCCGGGTCCTTATTACCCTTTTGATTTCGCCGTTTTTTAACACGAAGCCCCAGGCCGCTGTCCGCTTCTTTAGGTCCCGGAGATTTTGACCGCCCCTCCGGGTCTCAGCCACGGATCTGTCTGTCACCCATTTCAAGATGTATCTTCGTGTGGCACGACTGGCAGAGGGACATGAGGTTGTCCCTGCTGTGCGTTCCTCCCTGTGACAGCGGAACGATGT